AACTGGCGATACTACGCTGGTTAACCTATCTGCTACAGGCACTTCCACGCTGACATCGGTTGATGTTAATTCTGGTGCTATCGACAGTACGGCTATTGGTAATACGACACCTGCCGCTGGTACGTTCACCACTCTTAATGCAAATACTAGCCTCATAGCTGCTACAGCCGACATTAACGGTGGTACGGTTGATGGGGCCACTATTGGTGCGTCTACTCCAAGCACAGGCGCTTTCACTGATCTAGATGCATCTGGTACTGCAACACTTGCGACAGTAGACATCAATGCAGGTGCTATTGATGGCACTGTTATTGGTGCTTCTAGCCATACCACTGGTAAGTTCACCACACTGCAATCTACAGGTCAGGCCACCCTTGCTACAGTTGATATTAACGGTGGTACAATAGACGGTGCTACTGTCGGCGCTACTACCGCATCCAGCGGTGCGTTCACTACGTTAACAGCCTCTGGTGGAATTACTGGCGCACTGACAGGCAACGTAACTGGTAATGTTACGGGTAGTTTGTCGGGCGGTACTGTAACGGGAAATGTCACAGGTAACCTCACAGGTAACGTAACCGCAGGTTCTGGTTCCTCCAGCTTTAATGATGTGACCATAAGCGGTACACTCAACATGGACGCCAACTCTGCGGCTACCATTACAAACCTATCTGCCCCAACCAATGACAATGACGCAGCACGAAAAATAGATGTAGATAATGCGGTAGCTAACTTGGTGGATAGCGCCCCAGATAGCCTTAATACCTTAAACGAATTAGCTGCGGCTTTGGCAGACGATGATGATGCCTTTAACACTCTTAATACTTCGATAGGTACTAAGCTTCCAAAAGCTGGTGGCACGATGACAGGCGCTATCGCCATGTCTACCAACAAGATTACTGGCGTAGGTGATCCGACAGCGGCACAGGATGTTTCTAGCAAGGCTTATACAGACGCACAACGTGACACACGATTGGCTACGGCTGGTGGTACGATGTCTGGCGAAGTTGCTATGGGCAATAACAAGATCACAGGTCTTGCTACTCCTGTGGCTTCAACTGATGCTACAAACCGTGCCTATGTAGACGGTATCTTAGGTTCAGCTACTGTTGCGGCTACTTCAGCAACCACAGCTACAACACAGGCTGGTATTGCTACTACAAAAGCTGGTGAAGCCGCCAACTCTGCTTCTGCCGCTCTAGCGAGTGAACAAGCAGCCGCTGCATCATATGATAACTTCGATGACCGTTACCTTGGTGCTAAGTCCACTGCGCCAACATTAGATAATGATGGTGATGCACTTGATATTGGTGCTTTGTACTTTAATAGCACAACTAACATTATGAACGTATATGGTTCTGGTGGTTGGCAGTCTGCAGGTTCAGCGGTCAATGGTACATCTGATCGTAACACTTACACTGCCACTGCAGGTCAGACAGTCTTTGCTGCTACCTACGATACTGGCTATGTAGATGTGTACCTCAATGGTGTTAAGCTTATCTCTGGTACAGACTTTACTGCTACGAATGGTACAAGCATTACTCTTGCTTCAGGTGCTGCAGTCAATGACGTAGTGGACATCGTAGCTTATGGTACATTCGTACTTGCCGATCACTATACAAGCCTACAGTCAGATGCTCGTTACGTTGAAGTAGCTGGCGACAGCATGACGGGCAATTTGTCCTTCGGCGTCAACGACAAAGCCATTTTCGGCGCTGGGTCTGATTTGCAGATTTATCACGATGGGGCAAACAGTCGGATACTAGAAAACGGGACAGGCTTTTTAGCTATTGGTACAAATGGCGGTGAAATAAGTTTAAGAGGTGATAACTTTAACGACTTTATGCTAAAGGCAGAGCAAAATAGTGCAGTAACACTATATCACAATGCCTTGCCCAAACTCTCCACCACCAGCACAGGCATCGACGTAAGTGGCAGAATTACAACCGATGCTATCACTGAAGATACTAATGGTCGTGTCGCAATAGGCGGCGCTACAGTTACTGACGTAAATATGTTAAACATTCAAGGTTCTAGTGTTTCTAGCAATATTGGCGTAACCTTTAACGACACAAATACATCCAAAGTATATGGCATACAGAATGGCGGTTCTTCTTTAAAGTTCCATGACTACAGTGCATCATCAACACGCATGACGCTGGATACCAGCGGAAATGTCTTGGTGGGTAAAGCTAGCCCCAATGGGAACACTGTTGGCGGAGAAATTCGTGCGACAGGCCAGATTTTTGCGACAGCAAGCAGCACCACTCCAATGTATATTCGTCGTAAGGGCGACAATGCTGGTGAACTGTTAGGCTTTGAAACGTCTAGCGGTGCTGTGGGGGGTATTGGAGTTGCTAGTGGCGATTTATATATAAGCGGTGGGTCAAGCCATGCGGGTATTCGCTTTGACACAAACACACTCACCCCTGCTGTAAATGGAACTCAAGCAGACGCAACTGTTGATCTTGGTTATAATAGCCAACGCTTCAAAGACGGCTACTTCAGCGGCACAGTCAACGCAGCCAAAGTTAGTGTTTCTGGTGGACACAGCGCAATTTTATTAAGTGCTGGTAGCGATCTACGAGCAACAAGTGGCAGCTGGACAGGCGAACATTCTGGCAAAATCCAATACCACAATAACGAATGGTATTTGCAAGCATCTACGGGTTGGAATTTTAGAAATGCCTCTGCGATAAATGTTATGAATATCTCTGGCGGTGGAGACATGACCGTTAGTAGTTCTGTAACTTCACCTAATTTTAACACCACCTCAGACGCTACCCTAAAGACCAACGTAGAGACACTGACAGGCTCACTGGATGCAGTGAAAGCAATGCGTGGTGTCACATATGATTGGATTGAAAGTGGCAATTCAGATGTTGGTGTAATTGCCCAAGAGATTGAAGAAGTTATTCCCGATCTAGTCAACACAAACGACGAGGGCATTAAGTCCGTTAAATACGGCAACATTGTGGCTGTACTAATCGAAGCAATCAAAGAACAACAGGCTCAGATTGACGAGCTTAAAGCACAACTTAACAGCTAATAGTGGAAGGACACGAAGATGGCGATTAAGGTAAACGGTACAACCGTTATTAATGACAGTAGGCAGTTGCAGAATGTTGCATCTGTTGATGCGACTACAGTAGCGGCTCTTGGTGCGGCTGGTGTCGGTGGAGGTAATCTGGACTTTTCTACTACAAGTTATTCGAATACTAGTGTATTTACCAAACCTGCGGATGGTGTTCATATATTAAACTCTTATTTTAATAGTATTAACGCAGGAGTATATAAAACGGGTATTCCCCCTTCTCAATATAAGCTTTTGGCAACACCAGCACTTACTGGTGGTACTATAGGTTCTTTTAATTTGATCTTAAATCCTAGTTTACACAGCCAACGGTCCGGCGGTTACTGGGGGGATGCTATAATAGTGGGTAAACAGAACACAGTGACTAATCAATCTATGTGGATAGCTAACATTGCTAACGGTTGGACAAGCCAAACGAGCTTTCCACTTAATTGGGCATCTGACTCCATTGACCTAGAGCAAAATGAGCAAATAGTCATATGGGTTTCAGATGTATATAATGGTGGGGGGATATATAACTCTAACTTACAGTTTGCAGAGGGCAGAGCTGCAATATCATTAAAAATACTAACTATAGTATAAAGGGGTATCAGTATGATAACTGAAGAAGAAGTACGTCAATATCGAAATCGTTTTCTGACTGAAACAGACTGGTGGGCTGCCTCTGACCGCACGATGACCACAGAGCAGACAGCATATCGTCAGGCTCTCCGTGACATCACAGATCAATCTGGCTTTCCAACCGACATCACATGGCCCACTAAACCAGAATGAAAAACATACCTATAGATAAACAAGCACACTTCTTAGCAGGTGCAGCCATAGCTTCCACAGTGACGCTGTACAGTACCCCTCTGCTTGGCTTGTTGTTATGCTGTGTAGCTGCTGTAGGGAAAGAACTATATGACGCCACAGGGCGAGGTACACCAGATGTATGGGATGCCGTTGTAACAATCTTAGGTGGTGCAGTTGTACTACC